GAAACTGGCGTCTCGCTTGCGAGCGAAACGCGTACCGCGAAACTCGACAAGTGGCGTCGCTTCGTGCTGCCAGTTCAGCCAGTGGGGAAGGTCACGTCGGTGACGTACTACAACGGCAGCAACGTGCTGACGACCATGCCAACCGCACATTGGTACGTCGACGACACCGATAGTCTGACGGCGTTGCAGTTCAAGGAAACGCCTGAGATATACGAAGGCACCTATCCGACCGTGACCTACGAGGCAGGCTACGTGCAGGTGCCGCACGCGTTGCAGCAAGCAATCGTCGGTCTCGTCGGCGCGTGGTACGCCAACCCCGATGCAACCTCGGTGGCGTCGCTCGCCGAAGTGCCTCTATCGCTCAAGTACATCTTGAACGCGTATAGCGCGCGTGGGGCGCTCCGATGATCGGCAGCGGCCGACTTCGCTTCCCCGCATCGGTGCTCCAACCGAGCGGAACGACCGACGATCTCGGCCAGCGCAGCGGCACGTTCAACGATCTCACTGCGGCAGCGAACGGCAACCCGCCGTTGTGGGTGGATCTCCGCACCGACTCGGCCGCCGAGCAACAATACGCCGACGGCGTCGCAACGGTGAGGCGTGCCGAGATTCGATGCCGTTGGAACTCGCTCAAAAAGTGGGGCATTAACGAGACATTCCGTCTCGTTGTTCGTGGTCGCACGTTCCGTATTGCTGGCATCACCAACCTCGATGAACGCGACATGGTCGCCGTGATCGAAGCGGAGGAAGTCGTTTGAGCCTTGAAGCAGCCATCCGCAACATGCTCGACAACACGCCGCAACTCGCTGCGTATCCGATTACGCACGGCTATAGGCCACAACTGAGCACGTTGCCAGCGATCACGTACGAAGTGACGAGCAACGAGCGCAGCGCCGTCGCGCTTTACTGGCAAGCCGTCGTCGACGTTCGCGTGATCGCGACGACGACTGACGCGGCGCTTGACATTGCGGCTTTCGTGCCGAGCGCGTGCGACGTCGGAACCTACAACGGGCTTGACTTTACGGCGGTAATGTTCGACGGCTACACCATTGACGCGGCGAGCGTCGGCGAAGGCGACGAACAGCAACCCGCCGAAGTCTCGAACACGATCACGATTCACTATAAGGAATGAACCCATGGCAGCACTTTCATCGGCGCTCGCGTCTTTCAGTTGGGCCGGAACCGCAGTAAACGGGCTCGGCACTGTGTCGATTCAATACGATCAAACGATGATCGACACGACCGACATTGCAACGGGACCGCGCACGTACATTGTCGGCAACCGCGGCTGCACCGCGACGATCGACATGTTCTACGACCAAGGCAGTACGGCTATGGCTGCAATCGAAACCGCGATTAACAGCGGAAGCGGCAGCGCTGCGGCAGTTATCACGCTTTCTACTGGCATGACCTACAGCGGGCAAGCGTTCGTTCAGTCGTTCAGCGCAACGGCATCGACCAACGAAGTCATCCGCGCGAACTTCACCATCCAATACACCGGCACGATCACGATCGCATGAGCATTCGAGACGCACTCACTCTCAAGAACTGGAACGGCACGCTCCCGAACGGCGTCGCCGTCGAGCTGCGCCGACCGTCGGCGCTCGATCTCATCGAAGCGCTCGATGTCTCTACCAAGACGCCTGAGCGGCTTTCCGCGTGGATGGTTGCTCGGCATCTCGTCGAGAATGGCGCACCAGTGTTCGCGAGCGTGGATGAAGCGCTCGCCGCTGACGCGTTCACGGTGCAGAAGATTTCAGCGCTGGTGGAGCGGCTCTACGCCGAAGGCCGGGACTAAGTGACGCCGCACGTCGGGTGCTACGTGTGGCGTTCTCACTGACGAGCACCGATCTCGCTACGTTGAGCGTTGCAGCGCTGAACGTGGAAATGGATATTCCCGATTGGGACGGCATCCGACGTGAACTACATCGACGCAAAGCGGGCGGGCTTCCGAGTCCAGTTCCGACCGTCCAAACACGATTTGGAGCGGATCGCAGCGATTGCGTCGGAACTGCCGAAGAACATGCGCCGCAAGATCGTGCGCAAGGGATTGCGCAATTGGGGCGACGCAGTGAAGCGCACGATGAAAGCGCTGGCGTTGCCGAAGGCAAAGCGCACCAAGCGAGATATCGCAGTCAAGACCAAGACGTACCGCAAGGGAAGGATTTGGGCAGGCGTCGGAGTCCGCAAGGATGGCAACCGCGTCGGTAAGCGCTCGCACCTTTACGACGGAGGTTGGCGACCATTCAAGAAGGGATTGGTCCGATTGTCCGATGGCGTGGTTGGGCCGAAGCCGTTGCCGAAACTCGTGCGCAAGTGGAAAGGCAACAAGAACGCGCGGATCGTGCCATTCTCACAGGATCGCGGTTGGCGCAAGGGCATCAAGCGCAGAGAGTCGGCGCTGGGCGCTCGCATCTACCGACGTCAATACATAACGCGCGCAGCGCAACGGCACCAACCGCGGGTTGTTGAGTTCATCAGCGACGCCGTGCAAACCGCGATCATGGAGATGGCCCGTGCCTAGTCTGCCCAAAATTCACGTTCCAGTTGTTGTTTCGACCGAAGGCGTAGACGCTGGGCTCAAGCAAGCCGAAGCCAAGATGCGTGCGTCGGCCAAGCGAATGGAGCGCGTGAGCGCGAAGCCGAGCGCAGCGCAAGGCGTGCTGAAAGCGGGCGCACAGTCTGCGCTTTCGCTTGGCGGCTTCGGTGCGATCGGCGGCGCCGCGGGCGCAGCCGGCACGGCTGGCATCGCGATCGCCGGCGCGTTGTCGCCGCTGATCGTCGCCGGGCAAATCATGGAGACCATGAACAACGCCACGAATGGCGCCAGCGAAGCGCTCGCGAAGTTCAAGACAACCGGCGAGCAAACCGTTGCGGCAAATAGCGTGCTTCTCGAGCGGCTCGCGATCATGGAAAAGCAGATCGCAAGCACGAAGGGGAAGGGATTCATGGCTGGATTCATCGGCGGCAGCGCCGATGTGAACACCGGCCGAGCCGGCGGCGCAGTCACGTGGGCCCAGCAAATGCAAGAGGGTGCGACGATCGCGGGCGCGGGCCTCGGTGCATTCCTCAGCGGCAAGTCGCTCGAGCAAATCCGCAACGAGATGGCGCTGAGTGTGGCGAACGAAGCGGGCGCCTCACAGATTCAACAGCGCATGGCTGAACAACAGCGGATTGACATGGCCGAGGGACGTGGTGGAATGGCCGACGCCATCGGTGCGTGGATGATCCAAAACAGCACGGTATTGACCAAACTGGTACAGGTGATGTCATGAGCGGAGCAGGAAGCGTTTATTCGTGGAACGATCGCGTACTCGATCAGCGCGTTGCTGCGCTCGGTGCGGAAAGCGAGATCATCGTTTCGCGCATCATTCAGAAGCAAAACGGCGGCTCTATCAATGCCGTGACTGAGTACGAAGCGATGGTCACCGACGGCGCGTTGCCGATCGTGGACTATGACGCCTACGGCGCACTTGGTTCGTGGCACCAATTCTGTCGTGCTCGATCGGTCACGGTGCGCTTGCTCGAAGGTGGCAAGGCTGTAGATGCTCAGATTAGTTTCCGCACGAAGTACGTGATATCGCCGTGCTCGACGACGACGCCTATCACGATGCTGCCGGCACAGTTCTCGTTTGTGACGGCATCACGAAACCTCAAGTTGCATCGAATGAGTTGGACGACAAGTCCGCCGAACACGGCAAGCAACAGCACAGGAGACATCGGCGGAACGTCGGTGACGGGCGCTGACGGCTTCGAGAGTGTGCAAATCGGTCAAGTTCGCATTCGCTTGCGTGCAACCCAAGACGCGAGCGTTGTGGCGCTCGACACTGCGGCTACGACGTTGACGAATTACGCCAACACGACCAACAGCGCCACGTTCTGTGGCTTCCCCGCGTACTCGCTGATCTGCGAAGGCGTGAACCTCGAAAAAGAGCAAGGGACCGAGTTCTACGAAGTTGTCTTCGAGTTCCTGTACGACAAGTTCTTCCACTTCTCACAGGTGGCGACGGTTGACGCCGATGGCCGACCGAAGATGACTACGGGTGGCCAGTTGAGCGAAGTCAAGTGGATGCGTCTTCCGCGCACTGCTACCGACTTCAACAACATCTATTCGGGTGATGCCGCGCTAAAGTCATACGTAGAAGACGGCTGGTGGGTCTGTGGAACATGAACCGCAACGACGCTGTCAACCTCCAACGCAACCAAAGCGATCTCGACCGCGTGTCGAGCGTGCGGCCGTCGTATGAACCGCGCACGTTCGTGCTCGGCGTGATCACCAGTTACAGCGTGCTCAGCACGTTGTATTACCGTTGGACCTACGATTGGTCCGAAGCCATCTTGAACACTTCGACGCCGACGGGCGCGAGCGTGAAGACGGGCGGCCTGCAATCTTCTGCCATCAGCATCAGCGAACTGAGCAACCGCAGCGGGCACCCGTTCTATGCGTACGGCATCGGCGCCGTACTTCCCGGCACGTTTGTGCCGCAGCCGATCCCCGTGGGTACGTACGTATTGCTTACACCGATGCGGCAGTCTGACGGCTTGCTTCGGTGGGTGATCATTAACACGCAAGCCATTGACGGAGATTGCACGTGAGAACGCTCAATATCACTTACTCAGCGCTTGCGCCGGGCACGCCCGAGACGTTCACGGGCACGCTCGGCACGTATACGATCAACACGACGAACCACAATCTCACAGGTAATCCAGCAACGATGCGCATTTGGCGAAACGGGCTTGCGCCGACGGCAGCGGCTGACGTGATCGCGACGCAAGCGAGCGGAATCACGCCGGGAACTGGCGGCCAAATCGTGCTCAACCTTGCGACGATTAACGCAGCGCTCAACGCGATCAGCACAAGCGAAAGCGTGTGGCACTACTCGCTCGAAATTACCCACAGCAGCACGCTCGTGCACGTGTGCTCCGGCTACCTCATTCGCACTCTTTGCTAACGCGGAGATTTCCATGGCTTGCATATTCCACACACCCAAATTTTTCAACGGTATTTCTGCAAACTGGGTCACATTACCTGCGCTTCCTGCGGGCGTTGACCCAATGCGCCGAGTCATTTTGAAGGCCACGAACAACGCTTTACCTCGCGTCGCGGTTGCTTTCCGCGTTGGAGATTGCACGGCAGGACAAGCGCTCGCGGATCGCGGAGAGGTTTACGTTGACTCTAACCGTGGCATTGATCTCGGCGTCGTCAATTACAACTCGATCACCGTGCGAGATAATGCAAACGGAACGTCGACGGATACGGGATATATCTACGTCGTGTCGTACAGTTCCACTGACTACGGACCGCGAGGAGTTTCCTAATGGCGCTTATCTTCCATGTTGGCATCGTTTCAAATTCTCGCACAGGGAATTGGGCGTCACTTCCTGCGCTTCCTGCGGGCGTTGATCCAATGCGTGAGGTGGTTTTGAGTTGCGCTGCACCTTTTCACGCGGGGCATTGCACAAAGGACCAAGCAACGGATGATGCGGGCTTCTTTTTCTACGACGCGGGACGCAACTCGCTCGGCGTGGTGGATTACACCAAGATCACCGTGCGGCAAGTGAGTGGCAGTAGCGCGAGTATGTTCATTCATTCGTACTCAATCTCTGACGAAGGGCCGGAAGGAAACTAAAATGACGTTTCCCGAACTTGCACAACTCGTTGCACCGTTCGTAGCCGTGCTCGGTGCGAGTGCGTGGCTTCATGGCACAATCGCGAGCCTTCGCGAGACGATCGCGATGCTGAGCGAGCGAGTTCGATATCTCGAAGCCGAGGTTGAGCGCCTCAGGGGGGGTAAATGAGTTGGAGAACTACCACAGCGGGTATCGCTGCGATCGTCGCCGCCCTCGCAACCGCGGCCGTCGCGTTATTCGACGCCGACCCACTTACTACGCCTGATTGGGGCGCCGTCGCAGCCGCGTTCATGGCTGGCGTCGGCTTGCTCGCAGCACGAGATAACAAGGTGTCGAGCGAGCAAGCGGGCGCAAAGTGATCTATGAGATCATTCGCGCTGTCATCGATTCGTTGGTCAAGTGGGCTTCAACGCCTCGCGTGGTACGCGTTGTGGGTGGCGGCGCTCGCGTCGCTGAACGCGTGCGGGCCGCAATACGTCGCCGCACCGGACAGCCCGATGCTGATTCTCGAGGGCAAGGGCAGCGTTCGAGTGGCGATGCTCGACGGTGAAGACATGGTCGACGTCGGCTGGATCGACGCCGAAGAACTCGAAGGCCAAACCGTCGTGCAATACGATTGGAGCGAGCCACAATGAGTCTGCAACGTTCATGCTGTTGCGGTGAACCTGAGCCGTGCACGGTCTGTGAATGCAACACGTCGTACGCAGTGAATGGCATCAACCTCGCATATCAGTTCCAGCGGTACAAGGTTGGTGTGCCTCAAGCGTGCGACTGTCGCTTCAACGAGTTCAATCTAAACCTCACGTTTGCGCCGGCTGGTCCCGTGACGGTCACGAAAGTGAGCGGTGGAGGTTGTTGCTACCGAGGTCGGTTCACGGTGAACGTCGGCGGCTTCCTTGACCTATATCAAAACTACGACAGCGGGTCGTACTGCCCGCCGAAGATCCAAACTCAAGACGCCTACCAAATCGTGAATACGACAACGTGCGCGTGCATCACGGTCGTTTGTAATCAGTTCGCGTCGAATTGCAACGGTCCAGCGACGTCGCCAGCACTCGTGCACACGATCGAGATTGGCGACTTCGTGATTGAATGCACCGCGGAAATACTCACGGCAGGCGACTGCGATTCATGTCCGCAGCAAGAGAGTTTGGCGCTCCGTTGTCTTGGTGGACGCTTTCAATACAGCACCGACGTTGGGTGTCTGAGCGGCTTGTCCGGAGTCAGATTCATGGGCTTTCACGGCAACTCGGCGCAGTACTGCGGCACGGGCGGACCCGTCGAGAATCCGGGCGCTTGTTACCGCAACCTCGATAGCAACATTGCGCAGTTCGGGCCGTTCGCTGTTCGCACCGAGGAAGAGTGCAGCGAGCAAGACAAACAACAGTGCATTGACCCTGTCGCGTCGGGCGCCTTCCTGCGTACGTACGATGCGGCATGGGCGGAAAGTCTGCGCGTGTCACTCCAAAGCCCGTGCGGCTCAACCGATTGGTCTGGTCGCCTTTTCCCATTGAGCATCTGCCCCGATGAGTACGACGTCTTGCAAAGTGGTGCACCAGGCTTCTGGAACTACCTGTAGCCACTACAAAGCCAACCGATGCACCAACCCGCTGGCGTTGCCGCTCTACGGCGATCGACCGAGCGCGGGTATCTGCCGGCAGTGCGAGCATTACCGAGGAATCCCGCGCGGGCTCGGCGACGTGATCGAGACCGCAGCACGGTTGCTCGGTATCAAACGAGCCGTAAAGACCGTCGAGCGTGCCACAGGCAAGCAGTGCAACTGCCCTGAACGCCGGCGAGCGCTGAACGAGAAATTCCCCACTTCGGCTAATGGAGGCATTGACGAAACGCCGAAAGAGTCGTAACGTCAATACCTCACCGCGGCAAAGCCGCAGAAAGCACAACATGGAAACAGGTAACGAAACGCCGAGAGAACGCCTGAAGGGCCAACCCGTATGGGTCAAACTCGACCAGTACGCGCGGTTGCGTGCACTCGCCGACAAGGACGGCAAGCCGTTGGCTGCGCACGCTCGCCGAGCCATCGAACTCTACTTGCGCCGAGCCGAGCGCAAGGGCCAAACGATCGAGGTGCGCGCATGACGTGGGCTTTATTCGTGCTCGTGTTTGCAGCGCTCGCCGGTGCCATCGATTGGAGGGACGATGTTCGGTAATCCGATTGTCGCTGCCGCTGAGGCGGAAGCCCGCCGAGAACGCCGCGAAATGATTTGGCACTACACGACGCGCCTTATCAATGCCGAAGTCAAGTTAGGTCGCAACCCGCCACAAACCGACGAAGGCGTTAAGCGTTTGGTAGAGAACGCGGCAAGGTACGTCGATGCCATTTTCAAGGAGGTGAGCGAATGAGCGACACGGAAGACATCGTGACGCGGCTCCGCGTTC